TGAGATACTTCCCTTCTCGCGAAACTGCTGTCCACGAGGTTGGGCGATTTGCAGACCGAACACGTCGACAGCTCGAAGAGCGAAAGCAGCTCTCACAATTCGAAAGGCTCTACTCAACTCTTCACGAAGTAGATGCAGACGATGCAAACTTCAACGAGGTGCTCTGCGGATCTAATGAGACACAGAGAAAGAAAGAGCAGCGGATGCGAAAGAGAGCACGAGAATTGGAGGAAGCGAAGGCAGCGGCAGAGATTGCAAAAGTGGAGGCGAAGAGGTCAGACATCATGCTCGACGCCAAGACTGCAGCTCTAGTCGGAGGCTTAGTCGACATGACGGAGCACAAGATCGTTGAAGAGGTGCCACCCCCGAGACTCCACATGGAGATCATCGAGCAGATCTTCGAGGAGGCTAGGAGACTAGGTGACGATCAAGGAGCAGCGAAACTTCGTCTAGTGGCCAGAAACGTGGAAATGGCAAGTCTAGGGCTCCACACCATCGAGGCTATCAAGCAAAACATGCCACTAGTGAAAGAAGCTTTCTTCCCCCAGCAGGAAGTCAAGAAGAAAGTTCGGTATGGACAACTAGAGGATCCAGACTATCTCCAAATCAAAAGGCCCCTTCTCGACGGCCAGAGCAATACTCTAGTGGTGCTAGACCAAGCTGGCTACAAGCAAGTGGTCAGAGATGTGAAAGCGCTGCTAGGAGACGAGGTGCAGTACATAAAGGGCAGCAGGATGGTCAAGGAGAAGCCTGTGAAGAACGTCGTGCGCTCTGGGATATCAGATGTCTACTAGCTCAATGGCAAGGTCAGAGATTACGAGTTCTCCTCAACCTCTGCACACAACCTGGCCGGAGCGCTATTTGACAGACAGCTGGGCACCATGATTAGGTACGACACAGTCCAGGTGACCAAGTTCGAGAAGATGTGTGAAAGGTTCTGGCAGTGGTTTGCAGTGCAGTGGAACGAGCAAGACCGCACCTGCTTCGAGACTTTTGAGGTGTTACCGGAGTTACAGGGCAAAGACTACGATCGAGAGAAGAAGTGTAAATACTTTGAAACCATCGTGGACTAAATGCTGGATCCCAGGATGCCTCTGCTCAGCTCATCTTTCACAGTCATGGTGAAATCTGGAGAGGTTCAGCAGACTCAAGAGCTAGAAGTCGATGACTAAGGCTTCATACAGAACGTCTCAGCACGGCCGCGCTGCATCATGAACCCATGCAAGAAGTCATGTGGCATAGTCACTGTCATTCAATCACAGTTTTGGGGTCTGATCAAGAAGATACTTCCACAATTTTCTCAGGGAGATGACAAGGAAGCACTGATTGAGCGGATCAAGACGATGGTGGAGACGCCTGAGGACGTTAACATGTCATGTGACGGCAGTGCCTTTGACTCTACTTAGTTTGCGCGCCTCATGCGCTCTGCAGACAACAAGTTCTTTGATGTCGTGAGACCAGACATAGAGCGCATGGCAGCTGCCAATCCATTCTTCGCCAGGTACTTAAACGGAACAGCAGAGGAGTTCGCCTACCGTTTCACCAAGGCTTGCCAAAACACAAACTTCTGGTTGTTTGCGAGACTGCCTGGAGTTTACGGCAAGGAGTGGAGTGTGGAGCAGCTAATAGCTTTCAAGGATGTCGAAAGGAAGAGAAACCTAGAGCCTTGGAACGACTGGATCGGCATCAACGTGGAGGGCACCACCTTCTCAGGACATCCAACTAGGACCACGCTTGGCAACACACTTCGCCAAATGCTTTACTTCTTTTACTACATTGAGGAAGCAGACCCAAGCTGGAGTGAGCCATGGAAGGTGAGAGAGGGAGTGCCTAAAATCTGTGTCTCAGGTGATGATGTTTGCGTGATAACCTAACGAGAGAAAGCCTAGAAGCTGGCCTCAGCAATTACGAAGCTCTGCGGCAAAGACTCCAAAGAACGAGTTAGAATTGGTTTAGGCCAAGTGATGAAGTCGTGCGAGATCAGTCACTGGCATAACATTGACTTCTGCTCTAAGTGGGGCTTCTGGGACGGCGTGTCAAAAGACTCTTTCACTATCACGAGAAACTTCTAGAAGACCCTCACACAAAAGTAGAGGTACGTCGGAGACAATCCGCTCTTTCTGGAAAATCCAGATCTGCACAGAATGGCCATACTGGTCGGCTTGAAGAACGAGAAAGCGAGCATGCTTTTGGAAGATGTAGTTCACGCGTCTTTGCTCAATCCAGACATAGAGGTCGATGGAGAGCTCCTGAAGGCTGTTGCACAGACTGATTATGTTAAATACGGACTCAAAGAGGCGAAAGCTGGCTACGAGTTGCAAGGTGACATTAACGACAGAGTCGGGATATCAGTTGCCAGTGTTTCAGATGTGGTCATGCACAGCCGGCTAGTCCTCTGTGGCGCAGTACAAAAAATGGATGACAGGAAAGACCCACAGGGCAAAGGCGACGGCTACTAGGTGGTCAGTGGAGGAAAGCGAAGCAAGCGAAAGCAGCGAGCGCAGAAGAACGAGAGGCAGCAGGATCTAGCGGCTAGGAAGCAGAGAAAGCCTCAGAAAGCTAAAACTAACCAGGGAGTTAGCAAGCCAAAGTCTTCAGGCTCTGATGTCAAAAACCGCAGGCGACGCAACCAAGACCAGAGAGTCTAACAGGCAACTCAGCAGGTAGCCTTGATTAAG